TAGCGGCAGCATCAGCGGGATCGGTGGCAGTATTAGCGGCAGCATCAGCGTCAGGATCAGTGGCAGGACTGGGGCTGGGGCTAGGAGCGGGATCAGTCTCGACTAATTCACACGAATCATCAACTAAAGAATATCCAATGTTACACCCAGTAAATTCACATTCACCTGTCCTATCTGTTATATAACCAGCGTTTGTTATAACATTACTAGTGGGAGTGCAAATAGTACCAGACTGATCGATGACACAATCACCATCGTCATTTTTATAGTATCCAACTTTACAAGAAGATTTTACACATTCACCCTCGGAGTTGATGGAATAGTTTCCATTTTCATCGCCACCTTCGACGGTACACACATCACCTTCTTTTAAAACTTCTCTTGTAAAATACCAGCCAAGGCCGGCAACAGATGCACAAAATGAACACAATAAAAGAATCATAATAATGCTACCAGTCGGGTCATTTGTACCTCGAGACATTTTATTGTATGTAAATATTTTTTTATAAATATATATTAAAATTAATCATGGGAATTTTCAAAGATTGTGGTTGTGGATGTAATGGCGAGAAACAAAAGGAAAAATTTATCATTTCCGTAGTTTCCGGCCTGACCTTTTTTATAATCGCGAATCCTGAGACTTTCCGTCTAGTCAGGCGAGTATTGGGTTCTAGGATCGCTACACCAACGGGTTGTCCTTCGACGTTGGGTCTTCTTGTACACACTCTTGTATTTATCCTAGTTGTTTGGGGTATGATGAACATACAGAAGGGAAGTACCACTAAAAAGGGTTGTGGTTGTGGCGAAAAAAAGACTGGTTGTGGTTGTGGTGTTAAGAAAGGTGAGAAAGTTGTCGTTAAGCCTCCCGCCCCTATGGTCGAAGCTCCCGATCCCAAGCCGGGATTTGCTGAAGAACAGATCGAGCTTACCGACACGGGTCGTAACTTAACCCCAATGCAAGTTGATTCTGATGGCACTCTATTTGGTTAAAGTATTCTACAAACAGTTCTTATCAATTGGTTGTAAAATGAAAACCTTTAAAATTCTTCGTCAAATCCAATTTCGGCCGAATCGTCATCTAACTTACCATAGTCTCCCACCCTTTTTTCGAAAAAATTCGTTTTGCCATCGAGTGATATATTTTCCATAAAGTCAAAAGGATTTTTCGAATTCCAAATTGGTGGTTGACCGACTTGTTTTAAAAGGCGATCAGAGACATACTCGATATATTCGGACATCTTTTCAGAATTCATACCGATGAGATTGCATGGAAGAGCATCTAAAATGAAGTTCTTTTCAATTTCCACAGCCTCTTTCACGATGGCGTGGATGGTTTCCGTTGATGGTTTGTTTCTCAAAAGTTTAAACAACTCGACGGCAAATTCTTGATGAAGCCCCTCATCCCGCGAGATGAGCTCATTACTAAAACAGAGACCGGGCATGAGTCCTCTTTTCTTTAGCCAAAAGATGGCACAAAAACTTCCAGAAAAGAAGATACCTTCGACACACGCGAAGGCGAATAAACGTTCGGCGAAAGACCGAGACTTATCGAACCATTTAAGTGCCCAATTCGCTTTACGTTCAATGCATGGAACCGTTTGGATAGCCTCGAAAAGTTGTTTTTTCTCAGTTCCATCTTTTATGTATTTATCGATAAGTTTAGAGTAGGTTTCACCATGTACCATTTCGTTGTGTGACTGATAAGCATAAAATGAGCGAGCTTCAGAAATTTGCACTTCATCAGCAAAGTTGTTATTGATATTTTCAAAAACAATTCCATCGGAACCGGCGAAGAAAGCCAGGATATACTTTATAAATTTCTGTTCATTATCATTGAGTGTTTTCCAGTCGTCCATGTCCTTAGACAAATCCACCTCTTCAGCCGTCCAATTGGACATCTGTGCCTTCTTATATAATTCCCAAAGTTCAGGATATTTCAGGGGAAAGACGGTGAATCTGTTTAAAGTGGGAGCGAGAATTGGTTCGTATTCATCTTCTATGTAGTCTTGAAATTCAAAGTACGTTCCGATGCGACGTCCATCAATAAATATTTGAGGGTAGGTTGTCACCGAGCCACCACACAATTGTTTGAGTTCTTCTTTGTCAACCATAATTTTTTCATGGTCGAGACCTTCTGATTCACATAAGGTTTTTGCGTGGTCGCAATATTGACATCCTTCCTTCGAATAAATAGTAACTTTCATCTGTGATATTATCGCTGATAATTTTTTGCCCGAAAACTCTAAGCATGATTGTGCCAAAAGAAATAAATGAAAATGATATTGTCAAAGTTTTAGTAAACGAAGATGGACTTGAAGATGAAATGTACGGGATTGTTGGGATGAACACTGGGAATACTCTCGGCCTGAGATACCTCAATCCCACCGAACTTATGTACAAGTCCGCGTGTGTGTATGAATTAGACGCAGGAGACTTATCTCCTGCACCCTACGAAAGTGTGATGGAGCATTATCCAAGCGGAACTACATTTGAAGATCTTGAGATGAAAGCACTCGGCACGAATAAGTTTGCATTCTACTCAGAGATTGATATTGAAGATAGTGACAGTGAGATATATAATGATGAAACGGATTCCGAAATGGCGGACTTTATCGTCCCAGATGATGAGGTTGTTGGCTCTCCACCACCAGATCATAAATCGATTGATATTGCATGGGCTGAATGGAAACCCACATCCCCAGGTGGGAAGAGTTTCAAAGAAACGGTCGATATGATTGAGAGAAGCCTAAGTAAGTGATGCGTTTTATGAATTTCTAAAAAAGATTGTCACATTCATAAAACAATGCTGGCAGCTATATGGTCTGAATTAGACGCTCTATTACCAAAAGAAAACGAAGAAAAGCCGGTGAATAAAAATTTTTGCAGAGAATGCTCCAATGTCAAAGTCATTTCTCCAGAAGGGCTACCGACATGTTCGGGGTGTGGTTTAGTTGACTCGTATTTTGTGGATGATACCGCTGAGTGGACGAGTGGGGTAACAGATGATGGAAAAGTTAACGATCCATCGAGATGTGGAAATCCTAATGCAAACCCTGAACTCTTTTCACAGAATTGGGGAAAAGGGACTATTATTTCTACACAACGAGGTTCGACATATGAGAATAAACGCATGGCGAAAATTAACTTTCACATGTCTATGAATCACAAAGATCGTTCTCTGTTTCACGCTTACAGGGATATTGATGAAGCATGTCATACACTCCCTGAGAGTGTTCTCAAAGATGCAAAAATGTTTTATAGGAAATTTAACGATGGAAAACTCACCCGTGGTGCGGTACGTTTGGGTATCAAAGCGAATTGTGTACTCTACGCATGTAGACTTGCTCAACATCCTCGTACGACAAAAGAAATTGCTGACATGTTTGGAATTCAATCTAAAGATGTTAGTCGTACGACACAGATGTTCAAAGAAACTATAATGGGTGTTACTGAAAAGAATTATGTAACAAAAGCGTTTGATGTAATGCAGAGGCTTCTGAATTCATTTTCTGTCACTCGAGAGCAGCGTTTGAAATGTGTCAAAATGTGTAATTCTACGGAAGATTGTGTAGAGTTGATGAGCAAAACGCCTAATAGTGTCGCTTCTGCTATAATCTATATGGTATTGAGTCCGGGTGTAACAAAGGGAGAGATGTGTGAAAAATGTTCGGTATCCGTACCAACACTTAATAAAATAGAAACCATCATTAAAAAACACTTAGAGGTTAAAGGTGTAATGTAGTATATGGTTAAGCTTTTCCTTGCGACACCGTGTTACGGTGGTTTATGTCTAGAAAAGTATATGTCTAGTATCCTAAAACTTCAGTTACTTTTAATAAAAGAAGGAATTCAATTATATCTCGATACAACTGAAAATGAATCACTCGTACACCGCGCTCGCAACGTTTCGGTAGGTCGTTTCATGCAGAAAACTGATTGCGATTATTTTATGTTTATCGATGCAGACATTCATTTCGACCCAGAAGCTGTCGTCCGTCTTGTGAAATCTGGACATGATCTTTCGGTATCGTGCTATCCGAAGAAGGTTGTGATGTGGGAACAGGCTGCCGAAGCGGTGAAAAAGGGTGATGAGAGGAATATGTCTATGCTATCATCCAGCCTTGTGATTAATTTTGGTGCTCGAAATCGTCCCGTCGAAAATGGGTTTATTGAAATTCTTGATGGACCCACAGGTTTTATGGTAATTAAACGTTCCGTATTTAAGACACTAGAAGAAAAGTTTCCCGAACTTTGGTGTAAGAATGATCATCAAAACAGAGACTTTGACGATTATCATGCGGCATTCGATTGTATGATTGACCCAGAAAATCGTAGGTATCTCTCTGAAGATTACGCATTTTGTCGCCGTTGGCAGCAGGCTGGTGGTAAGATTTATGCTGATGTGAATACAACTCTCGGTCATGTTGGAAATTTGCCTTTCGGTGGATCACTCAAAGATAGGCTTAAGGCTTAGAATTGTTTATAAAAATATGAAATTAGTTACTATCATAGTTACTCGTTCAAAATCTTGTAGTGTGAAGACGTTGCATAGTATTCTTCGCCTGAATTTGAAATGTCTTCAAAGTCAAGTTAATAACCAGATTATTTACATAAATGATGACCCATATGAAAAATCTGAATGTGTCGAAACATATATGAAGACACACGATAGAATTATTTTTATTGATTTTAGTGTTGGTATTGACGATGCGTCACTCGAACAATGTTTTGCTAAACATGAGGGTGTGGGGTGTCTCGTGTTTCCGGGTGTAAAAGAGGGTATTGATTGGGAAATGTTCAAAGAGAAAGTCAAAAGTGAATCAACTGAACCAGTCAGTCAAATGGGTCTTCATTTTGATACAGAAGTTGGTAAAAAAGTTGGAACTGATATACATCAAGTTCTTAAAACTGAACCACGAGCGTGGATGATGAACACCGCGATTGTCCGTAAAACTATGCAGAAGAACAAAGATTTCAAAGTGAGTCCAAAGATGTTTGAGAAATTTTTACGACAAAATGTTAAAATTCACGCATTTACAGCAGCTAAGTTGACCATAACTTATGCACATGAATGCGTGAGCAACATTCTTAACGCAGCAGGTGTCAAAGTCAATTAAA